TACGTTTGGGCGCGGGAATGCGAGTGCGCCAGTTTCTGGCGTTGCAACATCTGTGCGGGTTTCTGTGCGCGGGAATTGATTGTGCACAGTGTGCGCGACTAGGTTTAAAAGAAACTCAACCCAATTATAGCATTTGTTAAAATCAATAGTTCCTGCCGCCTGCCGAAATTCCATTGTTTTATAACCTGTCCAGTGCTGCAGGTTAATGGTGGAAAATTTGCCATGTGTTGCGTTCACTAATGATGAAATGTCAGTGACGTTGCTGGCGTCAATGTCAGCGCGTGTTAGTGCGCGTTGCGATAGTGGGCGTGCCATGTGCATTCCTGTGCGACTAGGCGGGTGCATCGTGTCAATTACTGCCTGTTGCACAGTGTAGCGTAGGCAAATTTGCTTGAGCATTTCAAAAGTAATTGGATCACCTTGTAATTCTGGGTGGTCTTGAAAGATTATGCGTCCAGTATTTTCCTTGTGTTCAATGCTGCGCTGGCAAAATGCGTTGGCTGTGTCTTCATCAACAACGCCAACAATGGGACCGTTTGAAATGTGAACATGCATTCCAATACCTACTGATCTGGCATCAGCGCCAGCATCTTGCAGCACGCCAAAAACATCACGTAGGTAATCGCGTGCGCGTTGGCAATTAACCAATGGGGCAATGTTGGTTTCGCAATCTACCGCGCCAGCATCGCTATCTTGCGATGTTCCAATAACGCCAGCGCGGGAAAAATTGTTTTCCATACGGTTTGGACGCACATGCTCGGTTTCTAATTCTGGGCTGAATGCGTGATATGTTGTCATCGCTGTGGTGTTCATCATGTCGGTTTGTACTGGCATTTTCTCGTTTCCTTTTGTTTCTGTGTGTGTACGCGGATTTTATCAAGAATCGAAGAACCGTCAATTTGTATTGTCAATGTGATGTCAAACCCATACTTTTGCGTGTCAATTTCATTCTCAAAAACAAATAAATCAATGCATTTTGTCAATTAATTGCGTCAATTGGTAAGGTTTACTTACCACGTAAAACGCCTATTTCACGCTTAAATTGGTACTGATTCGGTCTAGTTTTTCATGTACCAAAAATGACCAATTGCCAACTTGCAATTTCATGACCTGAGCATAGCCAAACGTCTAATGAGCTTGTATGGGGCTATTTTGGGGGCCTCTGTCAATTTCACTTTTAACGTGTATTTTCACAAACAATTACTGACTAACAGTCAATATTTAAAACAATATGTCAATTTACTTACCATTAGTAAGTTTTTAAAACATTGTGTCAATTCACTGACTAACAGTCAGCTTTTGATGTGCGTGGTCAATTTAATTACCATTGGTCAGTTTTTAAAACATTATGTCAATTTACTGACTAACGGTCAGTTTTCAAAACAATGCGTCAATTTTCTTACCATTGGTCAACTTCCAAACTATTAGTCAGTTTTCAAAACATTCAGTCAATTTACAAACCGTTGGAAAGCCGAACAATTGTTCGGGTTTGTATGTGCGTGGTGCGGTGTGGTGTGGATATGATAAAGGGCCGAGGTATATAATACCCCGACCCCGACCCCGATTGATCCCGACCCGATCCCGAAGGCCCGACCCCGAAGAGTCAGGCCCGATTGTTAAGAAGAAACGTCCGCTTCTGTTTCTTCTAATACTTCCATTGCGTATTCAAGTGCTTCCTGATCGCTATCAATACCGTAGCAAGTAAAGCAATGGTAATCGACCCACTGCCCCCCGATAGGTGCCTGAAGATTAAAAGTTGCGGCTTCATTCCACTGAAGCCGAAAATGCTCACCGTTGTGTTCTACTTCCCAATGTTTCATTATTATGCCTCCCGCTTGTAAAAGAAGTCACCCGTTGTCCATACGCACAAGCTGTCATGCTTGCGCGTTCTGATTTGCGCGTAATACTCAGCGCAACCGTTCGGCACATTGTCTGCGTATTCTAGCTCAAGTTCGCCGCAGTATAGCTTGTCAATCTCTTTTGAAACCAACGCTTCAATGTCTAGCTTTTCGTATGGCCCTAGACGGCGATTGCAAAGTAACTCGCCGCTTTGGTTGTGTTCAATTGTCAAAAACATAGCGTTCTCCTTTTTGCTAACACCTATATAACATGAGTCAACTACCAGGTCAACAAGTATTTTAAATAAATATACCCTGTACGATTTAACCGGGCTGGGCGACTCCGGGCACTACAGGTAAGTAAACACGAACAATTGTTCGGGTTCTCTTCCGGGCAAAAAAATACCCGGTGAATTAACACCGGGTAAAAGTTTATGCGACTTCTGTTTTACCTGACTCATATGCCGCAGTTCTTAGGTGATAATCATCAAGCCCGAAATCCCGATACCCTTCCTGTATCATGTCGAAATAGTGCTGACTTGGAGGCCCGACGTAGTTTTTGTCATTCATTTCATACACTAACCAGCCGCCGTTAATCTTCCGCCGATTGTACAGCGTTGGATAGCCTTCAAGATGATCCAGTGCTTCTAGGCAACTAGGCGTGATAGCCCATAGCGCAACGGGACAAATGCTGTCCCGATCAGGAACAATGTCAGCGACCCCCCGAAAGACTAGCCGAGTGTCGGGCAGGTAGAACCCGCCCATCGGTTTCGCTAACGGGCAACGTGCTTCCATTGCCCGACGATTAGTATTCATGCCATAGGCCATATAAAGCATCATGTTTACACCGACACCCATTCACTGTCGCCAAGTTCCCGAACGGTTTCACCATTGGTTAGGAATTGAGTTCCGTTCTTTTGGAACACGCGACAATCAGAGCCGCTGAGTTCTAACAGGCCGTTGATACGATCCCGCGTTGTGACGGTAGGCCAACCAGCGAGAGTAAACCAAGTTTTAGACTTGCCCCGCTCCGCGATCAAGTTTCCGTGCAGCCATACGCTATAGCCGTCCGTGTGGGTCCGCTGTGCCGAAGCCTTCTCACCTCTTAAGAAAGCGGACATGATTTTCTGTGTTTCTTGTCTCATGTGTCTGTCCTTTCATTTACTAGACAAACAACATGTATCCCACATTATCCCACATGTCAACAATTAAAATAATAAAGTTGAAATAAAAAAACCCCCGCTGTTGCAGTGCGAAACCTAGCCGAGCGGGGGTAGTTGAGTAAAGAGGAGTAATGCAGCGCCAAGATGCCTGACCCCGGCCTGTTTGTCAAACGCGAACAATTGTTCGGGTTGTGATTACCGGGGGTCAAGGTCTGTCAACGGTTGACCCCCGGCGCTACCCGGAACCCGGAGTGTACCCAGCATGTTCCCCGGAACCCCGATCCCGAACAATTGTGCGGGTTCCCCGACCCGGCCCGATCCCGGCCCGATTGCAGGCAACCGGGGGTAAAAGACTTAACATAATACTTGTTCGTGAGAGGGGGGCTACAGAACCCGAACAAGTCTTCGGGTACCCCGACCCCCGAAAGGCCCGACTTGGCCCTCTGCGGGCCTTCAGGACGCCCCGACGGTGGGTCTGCGGCCCTACCCGCCAAGCCCAGCCCCGATCAGTGCGGCTTTTCGCTAATTTCTGTTAAGTGTTCTGGTTCTGTTGCTTCAGGTGTTACATCGATCATTCGGCTTTTAGCCCGATCCATAATGACTTGCAGCTTTTTAGTGATTTCGTCTTTATCCATGCTGTCTATTTTTTCGTGCGTTACATGGCTGCGGTTGACCATGAGGCCGGTTACTTTGAGGCGCAGTTCTTCTGCTTTGATTGCTGCGCTATAGTTACCTGCGGCCCATGCTTCATCGCGGAGCATTTGCATATCCCGAACGGATTTGGTTATGTTGACTCCATACTTTGATTCTAGTTCGACGCGCATTTCTTCTAGTCGTTCCCGAACGTGTGGTGTGTTGAGTAGCTGCACGGCTTGCACATTTGGATGATTGTATCCTGCTGCTCTGGCTGCTGCTGTTTGTGTCATGTCTTTGTGCAGGAAGTTATTTAGGAACGTTTGCTGCTGCGGTTTGAGTGATGGCCCGTTTGGATTTTTTTCCCCGACTTTTGGCATG